AAAATTATAACAATAAACAATTTAGTAAACCAAAAATAAAACAACAATGGCACAAGTACAAGGTTCTTTACAAAACATCGAGATTGACGTAGCTGGTGGTTCGTCATATAAAAACCTCGTGTGTTTGCGTACATCTAGCGTAAATTCTACGGTAGATTCAACCACCGATCAAACAAACTGTGGAGTTCTTACTGCGGTAGGTGAGCCACAAATGAGTTTAGATTTTGATGCAATTTGCGAAACCGCACCAACAATTGCTCAAGTATCTTATAGCTCATTGCTTACTGCATTTGCGAACAAAACTCTCGTTACAGTTAGAGTACAAAACCCAGTTGTAACTGGTTCAAGTGCTGGTGCTGCATATTACCATCAATTTGCTGGTTATATTACATCTTTGACAATGAATCAAGCAACAACTGAATTTGTAAACTTTTCTGGAACAATTGCTTCTACTGGCACAATTGACGTAACTGTTTAATTATGAATTATACTACTATTACTATTGATGGTGAAAAGATTGGACTTAAATTTGGGATGGCTTCTTTTAGATATTTATCTGAAGGTAAGTTTGTAGAAGGAACATCTTTCACTAATAATCAAATAACTGAAATTGGAATTGCTAATATATTATACAGTGGTTATTATAATAATTGTATAATAAAAGATCAAGAGCAAAAATATACCTTTGAGGATTTTGTAGATTTTGTTGAAATTAACATTTTAAATCAAGATGTTATGAAAGAGATAGGATCTATAATAGAAATTTGGGCATCATCTGAATTTATACAAAGTAAAGTAAGTGATGGATCAAAAAAAAAGAATTCTCGTGGGAAGAAATAGAAGAGTTTGCATTTGGTGAACTTGGATTAATGCCTAATGAGTTTTTTAGCATATCTCCTAGACATTTTTCATTAATGTTAAAAGGTTATCAAGCTAAAAAAGTAGATACATATAAGCAAACAAGAATGCTTATGTTTACAATGGTAAAGTTGATGGGAGATCCAAAAACATCTCCCAAAACACCAGAAGCTCTTTGGGAATTGCCAGGCGATGAAAATCAAGTTGTAAATGAACAAGAATATAGAGATATATTTAAAAGATTAAGTAATGAGTCTTGAAGTACAAGGTAAAACGAATTTATTAGAAGTTGGTAAGCAAATAGAAACATTTGCTAAGACATCAAGAACTGCATTGACTAATCTTAGTTTAGTTGTTCAAGATTTACCTTATGGATTTATAGGTATTCAAAATAACTTGCCTTTTTTAGTTAAATCATTTCAAGAATTATCAACAGAATCTGGAGGTGCTACAAATGCAGTAAAAGCATTAGCTGGTCAGTTAATAGGACCAGCAGGTTTATTTTTTGCTTTTAGTGCCATTACTTCTGCCGTAACTGTACTTGTTCAAAAATACGGAAGCATAGGTAATGCTTTTGATTCATTATTTGGAAAAGTAGATTTAACTAAAAAGAAATTTGAAGATTTAGCAAAATCATATGAGGATTTTAATAAAAATGCTAAATCATCAGAGGATATAACTGATCAAGCAACTGCTAGTGTAGAAGGTCAAATATTAAAAGTACAAACATTATCAAAAGTTTTATTAGATACCTCAACAAGTTATAAAAATAAAACTTTAGCATTACAACAACTTAAGCAAGTATCTGATGATTATTTTGGGAGCTTAAGTTTAAAGGGTGATGGTTTAAAAACACTTACAGAATTGACTGATAAATATACTCAGTCAATTTTAAATCAAGCATTAGCTAAGGGATATGAAGATGAGATTGTAGAAACAACAAAAGAATTTAATAAGCAAAATAGAGCCTTATTAGATATTGTTAAAAATTTACCATCTGAATATAAAAGAGTTAATGATTTAACAAAAGCAAATATTAATAGTGTTACTGATTTTGGTGGTGCTATAACAAAATTTGCATTAGCTGAAAATGCAAGAGAAGCTGCAACTGGATTAGTAAATCAAAAATATTTACAACAAGCTAAAATAGTATCTGATTTAAGATCAAGAATAAATGATTTAAAAAATATATTTACAGAATTAACTTTAACTAATTTAGATAATACAGTTTTAGATCCAGTAAAAGTTAAAAAAGTAAAAGATGAATATAAGGATCTATTTCAAAAATTACCAGCTAGATCTGATGAATTTATTAAATTTCTGAAAGAAACAAATAAATTAAGTCAAGATAATATCGAATTAGCAAAAAGAATAAGAATAGCAGTACCAGATGTAGGGGGGCCAATAAATAATCTTAAAAGTCCTTTTGCACCTAGTAAAGAAGATATAAAACTATATGATCAATATTTAAGTGATTTAACTAAATCTGTAAATAAAAGAGCTAATCAGATAAATAATACAATTAGGGGTTTAATACAAGAACCATTAACAAGATTATTTGATATACTTCTTACAAAAGGTAAAGCCTCTTGGCAAGAATTTGGTCAAATAGTTATTGATGTATTAAAAAGAATAGCATCAGAACTTGTAACTACTGCTATTGCAAGTGTTTTAGCAAATATATTAGCACCTGGATCTGGTGCTGGTGTTTCTAAATTATTACAAGGATTTAGCACAAGCACATTAGGTGATTATTTATCAGATACTGGAGGTCAAGCTAATTTTGGTGGGATGGGTGGTGGTATGGGTATAAGTGGGCAAGTAGTATTTGTACAAAGAGGTAGTGATTTAGTAGGAGTATTAAATAGAACAAATTCAACAATTAATAGAGTTGGCTAGAAGCGAAAAATATAGAATAGATTTTAAGACACTTGATGGGCATGATGCAAGAGTACAATTCTTATATGAAGGATATACTGGATCTGTGATTAATCTTGTCGGAGGAACTAGACCTTTTGTATTAAGAGAATTTAATACAGATGAAGATTTATTTAAACCAATTAGACCTCAACTTGCTGAAATTGAAATATTAGCATCAGCATCTGGTGTTTCAATAGATGATTTTTTAGCAACTCAAGATACAGATATATATGTAATATTTTCTTATATAAATGTTAATATAGCTTATTGGTATGGATTTTTATTACAAGATGATTTTAAAGAAACATGGCAAGATACAAATCATTTTATAACAATAACTGCATCAGAAGGATTTGGTTATTTAAAAAATATACAATTAAGTAATAATGGTACTGAATTGCAAGGCACATATACACCATTAGATATTATTGTATATTGTATGCAAAATACATCACAAACATTTTCAATTTATAGTATTATTAATAACTTATATAATACCGTAATGAGTGATGCAATAAATACAAGTCCATTAAATCAATGTAAAATAAATGTAAAAACTTTTCAAATACAAGATCAATTTTATGATGATTCTTATACTGTATTAGAAAAAATAAATAGGGCCTTTAATCAAACAGTATTTATGTATAAAGGCAATTGGGTTATAATGAGGATTGAAGATTTATTTATACCTTTCAATGAAAATTTAAGAGGATATAAATCAACAATAGGTGTATTATCACAAATAAATACTAGATATGATATTGAAGTTGGTGTAAATTCAGAAGTAAAACCTATATCACCAGAAATGATTAGGTTTATAAGAAGAAGAACCAAAAAAGATACAATACAATTTGATTACAATCAATTTAATGAAATTGTATGTAATCAATCATTTTCTAGGGGTAGTATTGTTACAAATACATCTTCATTAAAAACATATAATGTTGATCAATGGAATTATTATGCAGGAACTATAATAAATAGTCCAACTACTCCAACATCTGGAAATTTATTAAGAAATGAAACTTATGACATAAATGGGAATTTAGAAGATAATTATGTATCTATACCACAAGGGGCATCCGAATATAGATATATGAAAAGTTGTGCAATACCTGTTTTAACAGGTGAAAAATTTACAATGTCTATAGATCATAGATATAAATTAGACCCAGCAGGAGGGGCTTATAATGATGTTTGGGGTGCGATACTTTTAGTTGGAGATAATAATAATTACACTGTTGATGAGAGAGGTGAATGGTATCAATCAAATGCTTCATTTACTTTAAATTTTAAACAATTCTCTAATTATTATGATGGAACTGATGTTCCTAAATCAACTGATTGGATGACAAATACTATAGACACAGATATAATACCAGATAGTGGTAATTTATATATTATATTATGGATGACAAATGCTTTTCCAACAAACGGGCAAGAAAAATGGTTAAAAAATTTAAGATTTGATTTATTTACCAGATTTGCTGGTATGAATAATAGAGGAATAACTGGAGTTCAATCAATATTTACAAAATCAGATGATTTAAAAAATAATTATCAAGAAACTATATATTTAGATGATGGTGTTAGTAGAGTATATAAAGGTTCAATATTCGAAACTGATGGACTTACATTAACAAATCCAGATTGGTATAGATATAGATATAATACTGAAAGTTTTAGTTTTAGAAAACAAAACGCAGTTGCACATTGGGAACATAATAGATATAATAGAAATAAAATTGATGCTAATTTTTATGGATTAGCATTTAATACTAATCAACCAATTGGATTAATCAACACTATAAAATTTGTAGATGACGATCCAAATAAAGTTTATGCAATTTTAAATCTAAAAGAAATTGATTTTGCATCTGGAACCTGGTCAGCAACCCTTGAAGAAATATATAATGCAGGAGAAGATGCAGGAGATGATGTAACAGTTTATTTTGAAGCTGAAGTTATAGAAGGAATATATAATTCAATAAGTCGTGTTCCATTTACTATAATAGAACCTGCTGATTTAACTATAAATGGATCATACATTTTAACATATACTGGTACAAATACTATTACTGTTACATTAGAAGCAACAGTAGGTGGTTATATAAAATATGTATATAATACACCAACTACTGTATATTTATATTTAAGAAAAAATGGAACCAATATAGCTACTTATACTATAAATGTAAATAATTTGCCAGAAGGATTCAATGCTTATTTTAACGAACCTGGTGTTACATTATCTACAAATGATACTTTAGATATATATATAGATACTAATATATTAGAAGTTGAATTTACCTTAGGATATTTTAATTTTAATTATACAAAAAATATACCTTTAACATACGATAATTATCAAGATAAATATTTATATCAATAATGGCAGATGTATTAAAAACAGAAGGATTAGTTATAGCAGTTACAGATACAAGTGGTAATGTTTATCCATTTGCTTGTGCAAAAAATTCTACAATAACTATCAATAAAGATTTTTTAGAGTTAGCTCCTAAAACTAATAACATATTTAGAGAATATATAGGAGCAAGAGAAAGTTTTACTGTATCTGGTAGTGGTCTTATAAAAATGATTCAATCAAATATGCATGCTATAACATTTTTTGAGCCATTTATGCTTGGAGTTGATGTTAAATTTGTGGGTTATTTAGATATGATTGATAATATAGGTTTATATAAAGTATATAAATTTAATTGTATATTTCAAGATCTTTCTATTTCAAATACTTATGGAGGGATACCTAGTTATACTTATACACTTCAAGGGACTGGCCCTCTTACTGAGATTACAACCGTAGATAGTTACACTGTAACAAGCGGAACAATCACTGGTCGTAATCCAGCAACGTTTAAACTTGTGGCAGTTGGCATAGAAGGCACTTGGTATTACAACTATACTGTAACTGGCACATCGCCAAATTTTGCCATAAGTATTGGCAGCTCATTCAACGGGAAAGTAGTAAAAGCGGTATATATCGCATTGTAAAAAATTATGTAATTTTAATAGCAAATGGAAGCAAATTTCTGGTTAGTTTTAGGAATACAAACAATAGCATTCGGACTCGGTGCTATTCGCATTTATACCGATATGAAAATAAAGCTGAGAGAGCATGATCTTAGGCTAAAGACTCTTGAAAAGAAAGAGGATGAGACTGCAATTCAGTTCAAAGAAATTATGCAAGCTCTTAATGAGATTAAATTAGAATTAAAAGATAAAGCCGATAAGCCATGATAGGTGAACTTAACATGAAGCCGATAAAGAAGGGAGATACTTATGTAATCACCTATTCATTCTATGAAGATGAATGCGAGACTGATCCACTAGATGTATCTACTTATAGCTTTAAGCTACAAGCCAAGAACACTAGCGGTACCGTTATGATTGAGTGGCT